CGATTGTGATGCCAGTCACCTAAAAATATAGCAGTTTCGCACCCTTCATCTTTGGCAGTGTCGCAAAACCATTTGACAAACTCTTCACAATCGGCATTATGCGTTCGACTGCCTGATTTTAATCCAAAATGTATATCTGTAAAACACGCTGCTTTTTTGAATAGACTCATAAAGTTATTATACTATTTTTGTTATAAAAGATCAATCCCAATCACCGCCTTCGGTTGTAACTGGCCCAGGAGCAGCAACTCCGCCGCCACCGCCGCTGTTCTGTCTAGTCCATGAAGGATTCATACCATTCATTTCGAGAATGTCGTCTCGAATGTTTTGATTGCGTTTTTCAATGTTGATAATTCTAACGAATGAGTTAGTAACAGCAGCGGTATAATAAGCAAAAGGATTATTAGATTTACTTTCATCAAATTGTAGTCCTATCTGAGTTAGTTGAAGAATGGCTTGCCCTTTCATTTCGTCGTTATAGGTATAACCTCTAACGTTACCGCGGGTAGCATAGCGTTCACAGAGTTTGATAAACATGCGAGCTAGGTCATTGGTCATCTGACCGTGATCCTTACAGAACTCTCCAGAGTCAATGCCGCCCTTCCAATGACTTTTTCCTACACATATAAGATTGTTATTCTCATCATATTTCCAGTGCTGAAATGGCGGAAAGTTGACCTTTTCATGACTGTCTGCTCTAGACTTAACTGTCTTCTTACGCCCTGGTGCTAGAGGTATATGATCAAAGGTCATGATTCTAAACACAAGGTCGTGTTTGTTAATTTTTTTATAATCTATTTCTGAATCTTTAGCAGATGCTTTTTTATTGGTCTGCTGTGCTATTTCGTGTGCTTTCTTGCTTTCTTTAGCAGCTCTGTTTCGTTTGGCCTCTGCAATAGTTCTCACATTTAGTTTGTCAAGATTGGGTACTATTAGATCATAATCTGAATATTCTGGGCTGGTATAAAAACAAAATGTATTTTTACTTCTGTGTATTTCTGCTAGTAAATCCTTGTTTGTTAAGTACTTTACTTTTGGTGGTTGTATTATTGTCATCTATTGATTCCTCTGGAAATATAATAATAGCACATTTTTAAGAAAATAAATAGTCTAAAGGATACCAATTTATGCCATTACCATTAAACACGGAAACTACTATTGGCGGAGTAGCAGTTGTTGTGAAGTCAGCCCCGGAAAGATCGTCAGGACCAAATAGAAGTGGTTCCAGCGATACTCCTCAGAATGCTGCCGATCAGGCGGTGAGTGCGTATGCCGCCCCGGGTGGTAGTAATAGTTATAACAATAGGCCTAAGGGACTGAATATTCCTGATTTCAGTGGCTTAGACAAAGCGTTGGGAACTCTAGGATCAATAGCTGCTTTAATATCGCTTGGAAAGTCTGCTTATGAAAATGTCAAAGATCTAAAGTTTGATCTTGGTGCCTTATCGTATAAACGATTAACAACTACCTCGGTACCAACTTTAAACATGTGGACGGCTGGGGTTGATCTCAACGACAAAGAACCAACTAGACGCAGTGTTACCGGCGATTCTCGTATACGGTTGAACACTGATTTTACTGTATTTAATGGCTTTTCAGAAAATCCATATTTTAAACGGTTAATAGAAACCGGAGGTTTAATATTTCCCTATACTCCAAATATTTCTTTAACATACAAAGCTAATTATTCAAGCACTGAAGGAATTGTTCATTCAAATTTTCCTTTCCAAGCATACAAAAATAGTCAGATTGAAGATATAACTATACAAGGCGAATTTACTGTACAGAATGCTTCTGAAGGTCAATACTGGATGGCAGCAAATCATTTCCTGCGTTCAGCTACCAAAATGTTTTATGGTAAATCAGTCCCTGCCGGATTTCCGCCGGTTGTGTGTACGTTAACTGGCTACGGGCCAGAAATGTTGCCTTCTCTGCCAGTGGTAGTTAAATCTTTTCAGGTAGACCTTAAAGATAACGTACAGTATCTAACAGTTCCGTCATTGGTACAGTCTGGAGCAAGCGGAAACAACAGTGTTCCAATGCACAGTACTATAACGGTTGTTGTTAGTCCTATGTACAATAGAGAACAAGTACGAAGAGAATTTAATCTTGCTGAGTACTCAGCAGGTAGACTAACAGGATTTTAATAATGGCCACATATAAAAATACATCACCTTGGTTTAAGACTAGACAAAATTCTCTTTACTTAGATATCTTAAAGATTAGACCAGTGCCATCTAGCGATACTGATTTTACCTATATCATAGATACAAAATATAAACATAGACCCGATCTATTAGCCTATGATCTTTATGGAACACCTAAGCTGTGGTGGGTATTTGTACAAAGAAATATGTCTATTATTAAAGATCCTATATATGATTTTGAACCGGGATTAGAAATAAAAATACCTCAAAAAAATAATTTAATGAATTATTTAGGAATATAAGATGGCTAATCAAATAAATGCCGTAGTGGGGGGTACGTTGCCAGACCGGGCAATAGTTGACTTACGAAAAGAACTAGACAGCGGTAGTCCTGCTAAACAATTTGGCAATGTAGAAGATAATATTTTAAAATATTATACCAATGTTATTCCTGTTTTTACCTTAGCACCATTGACACCAACAAATTTAGATTCTTTGCAATCTAACGGAACGTTTGGTACTGCTTTACAAAATGTAGTGCTATCTTCTGCCGGGCGGTACGATGCCGAGCGGGTTGCTACTTTTTATGGTTCTCCTGAATATTTTATCAACAACGTTGAAATTTACACGTTTGCTACGCCAACAAAAATATCTGGCCTGTCTGGTAATCTTACTATAAATTTTGATGTTCATGAACCTTACAGTCTAGGCCTATTCATGCAGAGTTTACAGACTGCTGCTATTAAGTCTGGATATACAAATTATATAGAATGTGCTTGGTTATTAAGAATAGAATTTCTTGGATATACACCTAACACTTTTAAACAACAGATAATTCCAGGCACAACAAGAGATTATCCAATAAAATTACAACAAATACAGTTTACGTCTAACGAAGGTGGCAGCAAATATACTGTGAGATGTTTAGATTTTAATCTTGAAGCATTTAATAACGTATATGGAAGTGTAGAAGGTAGTATAACAGTCGAAGGCGGCACCGTTGGAGAAGCTCTAGCAGATCTAACTAAGAAACTAAACGAAGCACAATTAAAATTAAAAGACAGTAAGTTGATAGTTAATGAAGACACATATAAAATTATAGTATCCGGAGCCGAACCAGATAAAATTTTAAAATCTAAATTTGTCAACGCAGACGGACAACCTGCTGAGCGTGGATCAAACAGTACTACTGTTAAAAACGAATCTGCGGACAGGGATCAAAAACAAGGAGGAAAACGAAGTTTTCCTTTTCCTGCGTTAGAAGGTCGTCCTCGAAAAATTGAAGACATCATTAAAGAAATAATGAAAACTTCTGAGTACTGTGTTAACGCTTTAAAAAATATTCCAAAGGACGGTTATGTTGTTTGGTATAGGCCTTCGGCAAAATTAAAATATAAAGGCCAAAAATTTCAGTTAGATACTGTGCAAAACAGACCAGCATACGACATAGAATATTATATTAGGCCTTACAGAGCTCATCATTCAAATTGGAAACTGCCTTCAGACGAAACCAAAGGATTTGCCCCTGACGACATTCCTGCTCAAATTAAAAAGAAATATGATTATCTGTACACTGGACAAAACGATGATATTATTCGCTGGGAACTAAAATTTGACAATACCTTTTATACTGCTATGTCAGCTCAAGGATATAATAGTCAACGAGGAGCTATAGACAGCGACGGAAAAACTATTAAACCCGAGGATGTAGGTGGAAACACACCTGGTACTAATATTAAAGGATTAACTTTAGAAACTCATGCGGGAAAAATGTTAAGAGACAAAAGATCATCTTATGCTGCTCCACAAGGCGGCGGCACCAAAGATACGGCAGAAATAAGAGTAGCTAGAGCATTTGAACAGGCTATGTTGTTAGATACAGAAATGATAATGTTAGATCTTACCATACTAGGTGACCCGTACTATCTAACTAAATCTGGAGTTTTTATAGACAATGTAGCACCAGTAGCACCAGGAGCTCAGGTCAACAGTGACGGAACGATGGCCAGCGAAGAAGTTGAAATTCGACTTTATCTAAGATTTAAGAGTCCTGTTGATGCTCCTCCTAAAGGAAGGTCGCTGTTCCTATTTCCAGCAGCTGGTTTTACGGACAGTCCTTACAGCGGCTTGTTTAGAATCAGAACAGTTAAAAGTAAATTTATTGACGGAGTTTTTACACAAGAATTAAATTTATTTAGAGATCGAGGACAACAGCCTGAAGAATTAATCAACCAGAAATCAGACCCATTCTTACAAAGTCCAGGACTATCACCTACTCCTGATCCTAATAGAGCTCAGCTAAACGGAACTCCGGCAGCAGCAGCAGTTGAACCTGCTATTGCAAGCACTCCGGAGGTATCTGCCGCACCTGCGGCTGCCGCACCTGCGGCTGTCTCCAGTGATAAGTTTGATGTCCAGTCGAATTCACCAGTTGTTAAAGAATCAGCTACAGTGGAAGTACAAACATTTCCAGTAACTACTTCTACAGTTGAAGTTACTCGTGAATGGCGAGCTACCGATAATCAACCTCCGCCTTTTCAAAAGGAAGGTAATGTTAAAACTGGACCTCAGGGACAAAAACTAGAGTATAGTGAAGATTTAGAAAGACAGCTCAATAATGGCAATTAAATTAGGAAATAATAATGGCACAGACGCATAGATTAAATGAAGAGCGATATCAAGAACAGAGGTCGCTAGGAATCCGTTTAGCCAAAGTAGTTGCCCATAAAGATCCAAATTTTATGGGGAGATTAACAGTAACTCTAATTACTACAGATTCTGATCCAATAGGCCTAGAAGGTCAAACAGTGGACGTATATTATTGTCCTCCATTTTTTGGCTCTACAAACTATGTGTTCAATGGTTCTAATACTGGCAACGAAAACGCATTTAATGACACACAAAAATCCTATGGGATGAGTTTTATTCCGCCAGATATTGGAGTAACTGTATTATGTGTATTTGAATCAGAAACCGGCAAGGGATTTTGGGTAGGATGTGTTCCTGATACCTATATGAACAATATGGTCCCTGCTATAGCTGCTTCATCAGCAGTCGACTTATCACCCACTCAAAAAGAAGATTTTGGAAATATTCCGCTTCCTGTAGCAGAATATAATAGGGCAATACAAAGAAAAGAAGGCCCCGACGAAACTAAAAAACCAGTCCATCCTATAGCAGGATTTATGTTGGAACAGGGACTAATCGAGGATGATATACGCGGTAGAACTTCATCTACTATGCGAAGAAATCAAACACCATCTGTGTTTGGTATATCAACACCAGGGCCCTTAGACAAACGTCCAGGTGCTAAAAGAATGCCCACTGGAACTTCAGATGATAAAACTAAACCAATACCAGTAAGCAGAGTAGGCGGCACACAATTTGTCATGGATGACGGCGATGACAGATTTGTAAGAAAAACGCCAGCAGCAGAAGGTCCTCCAGAATATGCCAATGTTCTTAAGGGAGAAAAAGGCGATGTTAGAATTCCCATCAGCGAATATTTTAGAGTAAGAACTAGAACAGGTCACCAGATACTATTACATAACTCTGAAGATTTAATTTACATAGGAAATTCAAGAGGAACATCGTGGATTGAATTAACCAGTAACGGAAAAATTGATATCTTTGCGGCAGATTCTGTGAGTATACATACTCAAGGAGATTTTAATTTTAGAGCAGATAGAGATATTAATTTAGAAGCTGGACGTAATATTAATGTCCGTGCTGAAAAAAATTACACCCAAGATATTGAAAAAGATTTTTCATCGTATATTGGCGGTACCGTTAACAACTATGTTGGCGGAGAAATACAAAATGTGTTTGAGGGATCATTATTACAAACAGTAGGAGAAAGCCTAGAATTAACTGTTGGGTCTGATCAAAAAATTAAAGTTGCTGGTAACAGTCATCTAACAGCTGGTACAAGTATATTTTCAACAGCAGGAACAGACAGTCATTTTTTAAGCGGTAGTAAGCATGTACAATACGCCGAACGCATAGAAATTAAATGTGATCCAGCAACCCCTGCTCAATCTCCGATATTAGCGGAGCGTATTGTAAAAGAGGAACGGATCAAACTTCATCCTAACGAAGTAGTTGATGCTTCGCAAAAATATGCTCAAACAAGATATCAATCATTTAATCTGGTACAAAGCATAATGAAACGTATGCCTATGCACGAGCCGTGGTACAAACATGAAAATGTAAATCCTCAAGAGAGTGCGTTAGAAAAGACTGATAGAGAAACTCGTCAAGCTCTTCCGCCCGCTACATAAAATAAGGAATAAAAATGTCTAATAAAATTTATAATGTAAAAAAAGTTGATTCGATCAAAGCGTCAACTGGAAATGATAGGATCAGCGGAGGCATTGCTTACAAGGGATTTGGCAGCAGGGCTATTCGACAAAAATTTAAATTATATGATATAGATCTTGTCAAACAAGATATCATGAACGCCTTTAATATTAAAAAAGGCGAAAAGATGGAAAACCCAGAATTTGGAACTATAATTTGGTCTATGATATATGAACCGATGAATGATAATAATATCAAGGTAATAGAGGATGATGTTATAAGAATACTTAAAGCAGATCCTAGAATTGAAGTTAAAAGTATAGCAGTTGTCCCTAATGAGCAAGGAATAAGAATTGAAGCTGATCTTAAGTATATAGAATTTGATATTACAGAAGAAATGTTTATTGCCTTTAATCGAACCGATATTCCAAGATTCTAAGATAATATGCGTATATTTTAAAAAAAATAAATATTACACAGGACACATTAGATGACTACAACTACTAGACAAAATAACCTAATTTTAGCTGAAGACTGGACTAGAATTTATCAAACTTTCCGTAATGCGGATTTTCAAAGTTACGACTTTGAAAACCTTCGCAGGGTAATGATTAACTATATCAAAGAAAATTATCCAGAAGATTTCAACGATTTTATAGAAAGTTCCGAATACGTAGCATTAATAGATCTGATAGCTTTTCTAGGGCAGAGCCTAGCATTTAGGATTGACTTAAACAGCAGAGAAAATTTTATTGAATTAGCTGATAGAAAAGAAAGTGTATTACGTCTAGCTAGAATGCTGTCTTACAACGCCAAGAGGAACAAATCTGCGTCGGGGTTGTTAAAATTTGAATCTGTTTCAACAACAGAAGGGCTAGTTGATAGCAACGGAACAAATCTATCTAATCAAATTATTGTATGGAACGATCCAGCAAACTCTAATTGGTATGAGCAATTTATATCAATTTTAAATGCTGCTATGATAC